TTTGTTTTATAATGAAAATGTCTAGTTTCAGCACCATTTGCATCATTGACTAATATCATTCGAGTTGTTTTTGTATTACTATTTGAATAGTCATTTGTAACTAAATAAGTATTTAAATCATCATCATTGACAATATTGACAATTCCATCTGCTAATAATTGACTAGTATCGTCAGAATAAACATGCTGCCCCCACAATGTTCTTTCTCCAAATTGAAAAGTTGGTAGGTGCATTGTATATAGTGTTTCATCAGCAGCTAATCCAGTCAGCCTAGCTAAAAGAGTTTCATTTTTATAATCTATTTCAAACTTAGCATTTTTTCTATTTAGCACTGTGTTAGCTTCAATCTTATCTAAAATATTATTTCCAATAGGAACTACATTAAAATTTGGCATTAAGGCATACATATTTTTATACCCCATAAAATATAAAACCCCATTGTGTTGTATAATAGAATCTGGGGCAATACAACCGATATTAGGAGATGTTTCAGATAGACTCCAGCCAGAAGGGTCTAAACTAGGGACATCTAGTCTAAATATCCCTTTTTCACAAAACACAACTAAATCCCCATTAAAATTTACTACTCCCGTTATTTCCCCACCTTGGGGGTCATTAACAGCTATATAATTATCTAAAGGAATTACATCAGGTTGCCCTAATTCGCTGAACATAATCCAATTATTTTCTGATTTTGCTTCGTCATCTGGGTCAGTTACAACATTTCCAACAAACATTCTTCCATTTAATTCAACCCCGTATTTATAATTTACTTTAGCTTTTGTAACTCCATCTAAATGATGAGGTGCCCCATCTACATATCCATTGTCATAAAAATACAATACGTTACTAGTATTCGATGCCGCTGCATATTCATATCTATATCCATCGCTCATCGTAATGCTCACTCCAGTTCCAAAAGTACCAGCCCAATTCCTATCTAACTTAAAAGCTCCTTTATAATTCTCTTCAACAAGGGAGACATTATTTGTAATATTATTTGAAGGGGTATCGTACGCAACCCAATTCGTATATCTATTTGTATCGTGGTCAGACTTAGCCCTATCTATTACTACATTCTGCCCACCAAAAGCACCACTACCATTAATCCTATCGGAATTATCAGATTGATGTATTAAGGTATAAGGCCTATCCCAACCGTCTATGCTATTCCCGCTACCATCAACGCTATTCTCACCTTCCAGTATTTTATTTTGAGTTGTGCTTGAGCCTGTAGCCACTGGCGAAAGTATTAAATACTCATTTACTTTAGAACTAATAGTATAGATATTGTTATTACCATACGTTCCCGCAGTAGTAGCATTATTTCCTGTACCACCTCCTATCCCAAAGAAAAACTGATTGTAAGGGTCGTACGTAGAGTCAGATAAAAAATTAACACCGGGAACATGAATTATTAAACCCATGTCTGTATTTGACAAGGAAACAATATCATTATGAGTAGATTCTGTATTAAAAGCTATTTCCTTAATAAAATAATAAGATGGTGCAGCAATTTTAGAGTTAGAATGTGCTCTATATATTTTAACACCAGTAATTCTTTGATTATAATTACCTTCATTCGTTATCAGCTTTACTTCACTAATAGAGTCAGCTGCGGTTGTTTTATACGCATAGCTATCATCAAATAAAGCTTCTTGAACTCCATCAAAAATTGGAACTATTTTATACCAATGGTGACCGGAGGGAAGAGAGCCTGTCCCTGAAAATGTTTTCACTGATTGCACCCAAGATGTTGGATACTCAAGAGCGGCAGTACTTGGAATTAAACCATTTGTAGGGTCATAACTACCAAAAAAATATTTATCATCGTTATATTTAATTACTTTTACAGTACCATCTGCACAAATGGCCCTAAACGCCTCTCTTGATATTATTGCTCTTTCAACGTGAGAGTTAAAATCAGCAATAGTGGTAGTAGTGCCATTTTCAGCTAAAATATAGAAATCATTAGATGTCCCATATTTATCTGAAAACACCCATACACTAGAATTTCTGTTAGTCCAATGCCAAATATTATAAATAGCATGTGACGTTGTTTGTATTGCGTGAGGTCTTAAAGGCTTTCTTGTTTCTAAAACGCCAGTTTTACGTATATTAAAATTTTTATATTCAGATAATTGACCACTATCCTCTGGGTCATCAAAGGTATTAAGTCCTTGACGAAAATCCTTTATCTCTACCAGAGCCATTATATAACATTGTTCGAGCTAATCACATCTCGAACCACATAAGGGCCAGAGTCATCTCTGTTCATAAATGACGCACTCGCTTTATCAATCATATTTAAATAAAGCTGTAAATAAACTGAAGCACGATTTTCATCTTCTTCATCTAAGTATAGCCTGTATTTTGCATAATCAACCAAACTTAATCTAAATTTATTTGGAATTTCTGGGGATAGACCATGCCCAGATACACTCTCTTCTGCTCCATTTACCTTAGCAACATTAATTCCACTAATTAATAAAACTTCATCATTTGCAAATGTTCCAGTAACATCGCTTAATGTAAAGGCTCCAGTTTGAGTAATATTGTTAAATTCATTTTCTTGGACAAGTCCATGTTTACTACCATCAGCGATTTGTATTTTAGAACCTATTAAAATAGGAGCTGTTTCAGAGCCCGTATAAAAACTGTCATAATTTATTTTTTTATATGTAGCTGCACTGTCTAAAGCGTTAGGTACATAACTATACCACATAGTTGCCCAACCTCCAGCACTAGGAGCTTCGGAAAAATATATATCTTCACCATGCGTGAAATAACTACTAACATGACCAGTATTTACCGATGTTCCATTTGTATAATATTCGTGTATATCATAAGGTTGGATAGGGTTTATTATTTCCCCATCCCAACTAACTCTTTTAATTTTTACTAAATCAGTAGGTAATTTATATTTTCCATCATTACCAGTACCTACATAAAACCAATGAACCTTTTCTAAGCAATCAGTTCTTTCTGCAAAATCAACTTCTGCTTCTTTTAAATATTCAATTACATTTGTGGTGGAATCATTAAAGCTTCTTTTTACTTTATTTTGTAAATCTGTCCAAGTATATGCCATAGTATCCTAGTTGATAGAGGGGGCACAAGGCCCCCAACTATCAGGTTAAAGGTTAAAGATTAGTAACTAGCTGCTAAACCTTTTACACGACCCAACATCCTTGGAGCACTGCAAGTTAATGCACCTAACCAAAGAATCTGGCCCCATGCTGCATCGTAATCTTCCGGCTTTTTAAAACCAGTGAACGTAAAGTTCCTCTTACGATGGTGTCTGAATTGAATGTAGCTTTCATTTAGAAAGAACATTTCTCCATCAGGACACTGATGGTCAACAACCACAGGAATACCACGATACTCAAGAGTTTGGAATCCAGCATCAGCAATATCGCTATTAACGAAACGCTTGTTTGGACTTAAAGTTGCTTCATAAGCATCAAACAACACTTGAGTAGTAACAATAAGCGTAGGTCTGTCAGCACCATAAGAAAGGGCACCAACTGCATCACGCATAATGTTAGGTAAGTAGATAGATTCACCAACAGCGGCACTATCCACACCAGCAGTAGTCGCACCAGCAGCTAAGGCAACAGAAGAATCTGTTGTTATTTGAGCGAAAGAAGGCTCTGCTCCATTTGAAGCATGTCAAAAGTCTTAACATAACCAGCATTCCACCACGCATAACCACCAGAAGTAGCACGCTCAATACCACCAAGTGAAGTTGGTGCCGAAGCACTACCACTCTGTGCGTATTTTTGAATGATGTGACCTAGTCCGTTAAAACCAGTTGCTGCTGCATTGTTAGCTCCATAAAGAGTACCAGCAAACAAATCACGAATAGACCTTTCGGCATTCTTCATTTTTGCTTCTAACATATCCATTACTTTTTCACTACCATCGTTTAGAACTTCTTCTTTACCAGTGATACGAATGGTTGCATAAGATTGCACCCAGTCATATTTAGCAGCAGAGAATTTCTCTTTTTCGTTAGTAGTAAGCTGACCAGCTCCAGAATAGAAACCCATTGATTGGCTTCCACCTGAGCTGTCCATAGCTGCATATTCTATAGGCTGTACAACCTCAGTACCACCACCATGAGGGATAGACTTCTTAAGCATACGGTATGTTAAAATATTTGTTTTAAAAATATTGTCAACCAGCTTAGGTATGTACACGTCCTGTGTCATAGCAGACAGATTATCATAATTTAAAGACATTCTTTAAATCTCCTATTTAAACAGTTCATAATTATCAAGGACATGTCCCCGGATTTCTCGGTATTCTTTGTAATCAGGCACTTTAGCCTCTCTTACACCTTTGCGAACACCATCCTGTACTGGGACTTCCTTGCTTTGTTTAGCAGATTCAATAGATGCAACAGCTTTTCTATAGGCACTTTCTGCCCCAGCATTAGATTTGTTAATAATATAAGCGTCTTCTAATGTAGGGAGGTTACGTTCTAGCATAAGGTTTATTACTTCATTGACTGCTTCGTCACTACCTTGTAGCTCTGGATGTTTAGTAACAAGCTCTTTAATGTCTTTTTCAACTTGCATTTCGGCTTTGATTTGAGCCATCTCATGCTTAAGGTTATCCACCTCGGCATTTTCACGTGGCTCTTCTTTTTCTATTTCAGGTTCCGATTCCAGTTCAACAGTTTCATTAAAGAAAGGATGTTTCTCTGCATCCGCTCCAAGATAATCACGAATAGCATCTACCAAATCCGGGTCGTCTTTCAGTGCTTCCCATTTTTTTCGCTCGTCAGCAAGGGACTGAGCTTTCTCCGTATTTGACTTTTGCCATTTATCCCGATTAATTGCTGCATCTCGCCAACTTTGAATATCTTCGAGTGAATACTCGTTTCCATCTTCGTCAACAAAACCATCAAATTCGGGTTCGCTACTTTCCTCTAATTGAGGCTCTTCCGCTGCTGGTTGCTCCTCTATGGGAGTCTCTGCGGTGTCAGTTTCTTCTACAGTAGCACTGACTTGTTCAGGTTCAGAGTCCGGTTCAAATAACGATTCCAGTTGCTCTGCTGTAATTTTTGCATTGTATGTAGGGCTATCATAAGCCACTTCGTCCCCACTAGGGACATCTAATTCTACTTCTTGTGTTGTATCATTCATAATTACTCCAGTTGGTCTATAAGACGCTTGTTAATTAGTTATTTTTTTGCTTTTAATTTTTTCTTTAAGGCATTTTTATAAGCAGCTATGCCTTTTTTATCATATGTATATTTTTTTTTACCAAGTTTTGGCATAGTATTTCCTAGTATTAAATCGTTTAAACACTGTTAGCAAAGTTCTAAAAGTTATACAACC